TCAGTTAAAAAGTTATTAACTCTGTAACCTTGTGGGATCATTCCCATGCTGTTGATTGCATTGATGTCATTATCAGCAGTTTGAGTTCTACCTTGAGACTTCATAAGTCTTTCAGCGTTGAACTGATTCGCAGAAGGAATTATCATTTTAACTCCTTTAGCTGCGATTCTTAAACCTCTTTCATCAGTCATAGCTGCGATGTCAATCAAAGCTTGTTCTAATGAAGTTTCGTTTAAGTCTGCTTGTGTTGCTAAAGTATTGCTTACAGTACCCGCGATAGTTGGGTGTGATGTAGACATTAAGTTAACGCCGTCACCTGTTTGAAAAGCAGTTCCCGCGGCTACGCCTGGTAAACCATTATTCAAAGGTGCTGCACCTTTAACTTCTTTAGCATTGGACATAGATCTTGCAAGAGCTTTTGTGTATCTAGCAGTGTAAGTTTCTTGCGCGTCGTCGTACGCAATTCCTTGACCTTCTGCTTTTACGTCTGCGTTTGCAAAACCACTTAACATTACTTCCTCTTCGAAAGCTCTGTCAGATGATTCTGTTGTATAAATCTCAGCATGCTGATTTTCATACCTTTTGTACTCCAGCCCAAATAAAGCATTTAGGCCTGGTTCTAGTTCTTTGACTAGTTGTGCTCGTGATATTGCCATATTATGCTCCTATTAGTTCCACGTAACCGCACCAGTGAAGTATTGGTTTAAGTTGTGTGCAACAACCACTGAACAATACGCTGCTGCGATATCGTTATTTTCAGGGTCTTCTGCAGTTCTTACCAATCTCCATTGATTGTTAGTTGCGTGTCTAGTAGCGTACGTTAAAGTTGAACTTGACTGTCCAGATAAATCTGAACCAGCTGCAGTTACAGTTAAGCCGTATGTTTTACCATACTCAGCTTGAGCTGCTGCTGCATCAATCGCACCAACGAAAAGTTGGTTTGGATTGTCAATTACAAATGCAGTAATGTCTTCGCTATTAGCTGGAGTAATAGGTTGGTTGTAGAAATTCGCAAACGTCGGCTTCTTAGTAGTAGCGTCGTTATAGAATATTCCATTTAACACACCTATACAAGTGTTAGTGATGGCAGCTTGTGCAGTGATAATGTAACCAGCATTGCTTTTTACAGCAGTACCTTGAAACAAATCAGCATTATAAGCAGCATCAATGTAGTATTTGCCTTGACCACCAGTAGCCGGTGTAGAACCGATCGTACCTTGTGGAATCAAACCAAATCCGGCTGTGTTTCTATTTGCCATAGTTATTACTCCTTATGAACCTGCCGTCGTAAAACGGCCTCCAGTTCGGTTGATATTATTTCGATGTTTAAGAATTACTTCTTTGTACCACCGAAGTTTTTGCTTGAACGCTCGAATTTCATCGGCATTCTTTTGTCCTGATCCTTCAGTAAGTCGTTTTCTACTGCTTCGTCTTGACCTTCAGTTTGTCTTCTCTGATAGTCCATACGAGACTGTGCGAGTTCTTCGGGTATCCTTGCCAGGAGAAGGCCACCTACTCCAATCACTCCAGCGTATTTTCCGTCTATGACAACAGGATAGTCTGCATCTTTATATTCGTCAGCTCTTACTAACTCATAACCAGATCTCAATCTTCCATGAATATTCTTGGAATCATTGAAACCCATTGATTCAGCTCTTATCCATCTGTGCCTAAATCCGTCAGGCGCTGGTGGTGCATCTAGAGATGATGGGGGCTTGTACTCTTTTGGTCTTTCAGTTTTTGACCGAGTTTCAGCCGCACGAGAAGTTACTTTTTCGTTTTCTATTTTCATATGCTTATGCTCCTTCCGTGAGTTTTAATTGTTTTGCATATTCTTCGAGTGGCACACCTAATTTTTTAGCTATTGCTACTTGAGACGATGTGAGTCTCACTTGTTTGCGACCAGGTTTTGAGCTTCTGTTAGCCGAAGCTACCGACTGAACGGCCCTGTTCGTTTGCTTAGTTTCATTAGTATCAAACTTATGACCAAAGTCAACTCTAATCCTTCTATCAATCTCATTGTAATAATCTTGAGATTTAGGATCATAACCTTCTTTATCTACTAAATCCTTGTGAATTTCAAATGCAGTAAATGTCATAGCTCTATCTGTTCCGAACCATCTATTTCTTGCAGCCCAATCTTCAGCCATAGGATCAGCTTCTGGTAATGATCTTGGTGTTTGTTCTGGTAGTCTACCACCGTCCGATAGTCTAACAGGTGTTTCCTGTTCAACTGGTTGTTCTTCTTTTCTTTGCTTTATTTTAGCAGTTTCAAATGCTAACTCAGCAATTTTTTTATTTGCTTCAACTTGAGCAGCTGCATCATTTGCTTCAATGGCTACGGCTAATTGTTTTTGCGCCATGTCCATTCCAGATTTTACAGTCTCTTCAAATTTAGCGTTGTAATCAGAATCAACTTTATTAAATCTAAGTTGATCTTGTTTTCTTTTGTTTTCAACTGCAGCAGCGTATTCAAGAGCAGCAGCTTCTTTTCGTTCTGCTTCTCTCATCTTACGTGTAAGTTTAGCAATTCTAGCTTGCACACCTTTACTGTAGTCTTCTAATTTTGAATCATCTTCCTTTTTTTCTTGTTCTGTTTTTACTTCTACTTCTTGTTCCGTGGTTTCTGGAGCAGTGTTAACTACTTCCTCTTTACTTTCTTCTAGAACTACATCGACCTCTGGTCCTGATGTATCTAGATCAACCTGCTTTTCGCTAGATTTTACTTTTTCTTCTTCTGGCATAGTGTCCTTCCTATGTTAAAATTTGTGCAGGATATCAGTTGGATCCTGTACGGTTGCTAATACTTCGTCATCATTAAGAAGACGAACTTCTCCACCTTCAATCTCTATACGTGATCCGGCATAACGTGCGAAGACTACCCAGTCTCCTACCTTGCACCATGGACCATCGCTAAATCTTTTAGGGTCGTTATAACAATCAGGTCCCATGGCAAGTACGTTTCCACATTGCGATGCAACTTGTTGTCTATCTATGGTTTCAGTTCCTAATATAACTCCACCATCAGTTTTTTCTTTCATTCTAAATGGCAAAACTAACATACGCCAACCTGTTGGTTTAGGTAATTTAGTTGCTTCTTTAGTAACTTCTTTTTTTGGTTCTTTTTCGTATTTGTCTAATAGACCTTCTTTAATTTTTGGGACTTCTTCCTTTAAGGTCGACGACTGTTCCTGTGTTTTCATTTTTTGCTCCTTCATCTTGTTGCAGGTTAGAGATTTCCTGACGCACTGATTCCAATGCGTTTATCTGTCCTATTATATACTTGTAAGTTTCCATATTGTCAACACCGCCTGATGTGACTGACAAGGCTAGTTGATTAATTCTTCTAGCTAATGCTTTTTTAAGACTTTCTAGTAGTTGTTCTGGTTCCACGTTTCATCTCCTTAATATGTTTCTTAATAACTTTAGATTGTTTTTTATGTAACTTTGAAGCTTTGTTTAAAGCCTTAGCTACCTTCTGTAGTTTTTTCATATTAACATTTCCATCTTCTTCTAGCTTGACGGATTCGTGAGTTAGGATCGTTACGTGTTTTTGCTGATGACCTTTTTAATTGTCCTAGTGATCTAGCGCAGTATGATTTTCTGCGATTAGCAGCTTTTGACCCTTTCTTCACTTTTCCGGTCACGGCTGTTTTTAATTTACTTCCAGGGTTTGCTCTTCTGTAGGCAGCGACACCCTTCTTAGTCATACCTGCCCCAGACTTTGTTTTTCTATAATTACCACCTTTACCTGTAGTTCTTCTTATAGGATTTTCGGCCATTACTTTTTCTTAGCAGTCTTGGCAGATCTTTTTAAAGCTTTATCAGTTACAGTGCCTTTACCTGGTCTACTTTTGCCAGATTTTTTAGCTTTGTTCATATAATAATACAAACCTTTTTTAACTGTTCTTCCGTCTTTAGTTTTGTGATAACCTTTTTTCATTATGCTTTTCCTCTCTTCATCTTCTTTTTGGTTTTAGGAATTACTCCTTTAGCCATTAGAATATCTTTTTTAGTAATTTTACCATCACCTGAGTGATCTGGAAATTTACTTTTCTTTTTAGCTTTTCCACCTTTTTTCATCATCATCATTTTTTTCATTCCCGGCATATTTTCTCCTTTATTGTATTATTGCAATACATTGATGGCAAGATTTTATAAATCTTGTATGAGATCCACAATGTGTTGGTTTGTCTTCATGAACCGGTACATCCGGTTCAGGTACTTTTGTAAAAAACTCTACGTGCTCATCAACCTCATCACACTGACATGCTTTGATGTTAAATAGTTTGCAAATAAAATTTTTTAATTTTTTTATCATTTTTTCTTCATCTTCTTAAAAGTCATAGCAAGTCTAGCACGTTGTCCTAACTTACCACCTTTTTTTGCTGCAGCTTTTAATTTACTTGCAGGAATTTTTTTACCTTTTTTAACACCAAGAGATTTTCTTAGTGCACCTGGTTTTTTAACAGCTTTTTGTATCCAATTTTTTTTAGACACTATCTATTAATTTTTCCAGATTTTTTAGCTTTAGAACCAAACTTACCATAAGACTCATCTCTTGAATCTTTTAGTTGTTTTTTAGTTCTTTTTTTTCTTATTCTCATAGCGATAGATTCGTCTTTTCTATCTTTGTAGCCCTGCTTTTTCTTTTTAGCAGATCCACCTTTTTTCATACCAGATGTTCCAGTTGGAAATCTGACGTTTGATCTTACTCCGTTTTGTCTCATTTTTTTCCTCCGTTTTTAAAAATTTGAGTTCCCTTTATACCATATATGCTCGCCACGACAAGGATCCAGAGATTTGTGAACCATGACGGGAGCTGCTGGAATTGCTCAAAAAACATTTTTATCTTTTCTGCTGCACCCGGATCGTCCGAGAAGACCCCCCAAGCGATCACCAATATTGGCGCCGTTAACACGAGCAACACGAACTCGTCTTTCCAGTCCGACTGTCTTGCTTCTAATAATTTACCTTGATATTCGCTTTCACCTTTAGCCATCTTAGAGGCATGCATGTGTTGAGCGTCTGCCATCGCCATCTTTGTCTCTTGTTTTTTCTTATAGATGTGCGTTGCTGCGTTCAAACCCAGCTTTAGTGCGCTAAACCAAACCATATTAGTACGCTTTTGAGTTTCTTTTCTTTTCTGCTAACATTCTTTTCTGACCACCAACCGGCATTT